TCTCGATCCCCAAGCCTCTCGGCTCCTTTCGTTTTCGAAACGAAGGCCAGTCCCACTGACTTACTTATCCATAAACTGGCGGAGTAGTAGGTATCCGACACCTATTCCCTACTGGGAACCATCCGCTTTCCAAGCGGTGCAGACTCCTTGCCTGTTACTTACTCCGTGGCGGCGAAGGTGGGATTCGAACCCACGGTAGAGTTTCCCCTACGCCCATTTAGCAAACGGGTGCCTTAGGCCTCTCAGCCACCTCGCCATATAATCTTACATACCAAACTGCTTTTTAACAATATCAACAGCGGCATCAAATGCTTCACCTAGTGTTGCATCAGATACACCCTTGGCAAAGATTGCCCGCATTGCTTCAACTGCTTCTGCCTTAGTTTCTTCTGTAATCTTAAACATGTTATCCTCACTGACTTGCTAGAATGTTAATATCACTTACAATAAACCCTACCACAATAGCGATAGCGAAGAACAAAGAAAGGCGAATAATTGCCTGTAGTTTTAACTGTTCTCTACTCATATCTAGTCACCTTTCTAAATGGTCAGGGAAGAGGGATTCGAACCCCCGTTATTCTTCGTCCCAAACGAAGTGCCATACCAGGCTAGGCGATTCCCTGTTAATACTGGCCCCGGTGGTCAGAGTCGAACTGACGCTAGAAGTTTTGGAGACCTCTGTGCTACCGTAACACTTCACCGGAATATTGGATGCGGACCCATGAGTCGAACATGGCTCTCTTGCTTATGAGACAAGAATGGTCTCCGGACCACCTGACCGCAATAACTTGGTGCTGATAGTTGGAATCAAACCAACCTTTAAAGCCTTATGAGGACTCCTCGACATCTTGCCGACCTACCAGCATTATATATTAGCGGCTTGACACATGCCCTCATTTAACCTATCAGCCCTAAATCAATAATCGATAGGCACCGCTAAACTGGCCACCACGAGAGGAGTCGAACCTCTATTTACATCCAGTTACCTTACTCTCGGTTCGTAGCCGAGGGGGATACGTGGTGATAAACTGACGATAACTATTCGGCTCTCGGTTAATCCCAAGTTATCTCGGAGATATTTCCACTCCCGAACTTGTTATCGTAGGTGAGGAGTGACCTCACGTTCCCCTTTCAGGGCTTACTTGGAGCGGGTGATCAGAATCGAACTGACGACCAACAGTTTGGAAGACTGTGACTCTACCACTGAGTTACACCCGCATTAATGGAGGACTCACTCGGATTTGAACCGAGACCGCATGGGTTAAAAGGCCAGCGCACTACCTATTGTGCTATGAGTCCATTATATTGGCGTCCCGTGTCTGATTCGAACAGACTTCGATCCAGGGTTATAAATCCCTTCACGGCACCATGCCAGACAGAACATAAATGGTGAACCTGGAAGGACTTGAACCTTCAACATACCGATTAAGAGTCGGCTACTCTACCATTGAGTTACAGGTCCTTATTTAATAGTAACACAGTTGCCCAAGGTTGCGACCCTATTATGGACTTACTGACTTCTTTAAGTATCTGTGTTACTAACTGGTGACCCCTAGGAGAATCGAACTCCTCTTACAAGATTGAAAGTCTCGTGTCCTAACCGATAGACGAAGGGGCCGTATTGGCTGGAATGGCAGGATTCGAACCTGCGACCAAGTGATTAACAGTCACCTGCGCTACCGCTGCGCCACATTCCAATAAAACTTATAAACGGAGGAGTTAAACTCCCCCAATAATTTAGTCTACCGTTTTAGTAAGTAGACGAGAAATATACTTTGCTACGCTTTCGAAAACATCTGCCAACGTGTAGATAATCTTTTCAAAATTATCAGGAGCACGAATAGCAACTGCTTCTCCACTAATCACATTCGCAACAACAGGTTGAACCTTAGATTTGTTACGACGATTGCGACGTTTAGCCATAAAGATTTCTCCATTTGGACGAAATGTCCTAATAGAAATTGGAGGGCTGCCCCGGAGTTCAACCGAGTTCCCAAGGATTTGCAGTCCCGTGCCTTAGCGTCCGACCCGCAGCCCCAACTATAACCATATTCAATTGTCAAACAGCATTTTTATACTCTTTGAATTTGCGCTGTATCGATACAGTGCCTTTTGATTTCAAACGAGCATAATCTCGGAATGCCGAGCCATCTTTATCGTGATACTCTTTACGATAGTTAATCCGACCATTACGGTCAGAGGCTTCAACTATCCAAAAGTAATCTCTTTTAGTGTTTTCCTCTTTCATCCGTATGTCTCTTTCTCAATCGTTTGCATAGTATATAGGCAACGGACCGCAAAGTCAAGCACTTTTTCTGCGACATTTTGACGCACCCTTATTCTATAGACTTTGTATCCTGTTGACATTTAGTTGGTAGGGGATCCCGGATTCGAACCGAGTCGAGAACGCTAATCGGGCGCTGAAAGGCTTATAAGGCCTCCCTGTGTACCAACACCATCCCCCATGAAATGGCGGTCCCGGGAGGACTCGAACCTCCAACAACCCGCTTAGAAGGCGGATGCTCTATCCAGTTGAACTACGGAACCATGTCTCTAACTGTCTGATTAGTATATATGCCACGAAACGGAATGTCAAGCACTTTTTTAGGAAAATTCCATAGAAAAAGCATCATTAATATTCCCGGCATTGATTTTCCGAACCATGAATGATGGTGTGAACCCGGAAAAGCCTCCACCACTATCAAGGAACTCACAATAGGCTTGGGCATCATCCTCGAAGAAAAACTCAGCCACAACTTGAGAGGTTGGTTCCTCGTAAACAAGCCAAAGCAAATCATGTGTGTTGTTAAACTCAGGATAATATGTGTATCGCTTCTTCATACTTTCAATCCTTTGAACTTGTTTGTTTTGTTTTGTTGTGATCGATCCATGACTGGTATCTCTTCCTGTCCTGAATCTGACAAGTCTTGTGCTGATGCTTCAACATCATACAACTTCATTCTTGCTCTGTCAACCCCTATGACAAATCTTTTATTCAATCCTGGATCATTATATCGGTTCTTCAACTGTTTGACCATGATCTGGTTGAGTTGTGATAGTTGTTCGGTAACTACAAGTGCAAAGAAGAAGTCGGCAGTTGCAGGAAGACCAAACGACTCTGATGTATCTTCCATACCAGGATCAGAACTAGAATAACCAGATCGTGTCAACTGTGTAGCAGACCAGATTGGCACATTGGATTCTACAGCGAGACCTCGTAACTCCTCAGCAATGGCTTTAACGTAGGTGTAAGAGTTAACACCATTACCTGGTTTAATACGTGCTGATGCACAAATGTTAAGATAATCAACCATGATAACATCGGGTACAAATCCTTTCTTGAGATTCAACTCATTAAGCAATGATCTAAAGTGAATCGTGGAGGCAGAAGCCGTAGGATACTCTTTGATGATAAGTTTGCCATGTGTCTTTTGTTTTAGATTATCGATACGTTTCTTATACAGGTCTTTAGGTAAAGCCAAAAGATCATCAAATGTAATGTTCATTAGATTTGCATCGATACGCTTCGCAACCTCTTCCTCCGCAAGTTCTAGAGTTATGTAAAGAACATTCTTACCCATGGCAAGATAACTAGAAGAAAAGTGACAGAGAGTAAGAGATTTACCACCACCGACACCACCCATAACAACATTAAGAGTTTTTCTTGGAACTCCATTCTTTGTAATCTTGTTAAAAAAGTCAAGATCAAATGCTAGCCTTTCTTGGATTCTGTGATAGTGTTCGTATCTTTCTTCATACTGGTCGAGGTAGTCGTGACCGACATTTGGATCAAAAGAAATAGCCAAAGCATCATGCAACAGAGTAGGGATAGCACCTTTATCCAGTTTCCCTTTACCATTCATAATCTCCAGTGATTGTGTGATTGCATTATAGACTGCCTTCTCTTGACAAAACTTTTCTGTTGAGTCAACAAGCCAATCTTCGTTTGTCGTATTTGCGTCATCATTAAGACTTTTTAGTGTCTCTTTGATTGACTTGACGGTATCATCAGTCGTACCACGAATGTTGTCAACCTCAATTTCAAGTGCATCGAAAGTTGGCTGTTGATTATACTTCATGACGAAGCCGGCCACTTCTTTGAAAAGCAGCCGGTCTTCCATGTTACCAAAGTATTCTTCTTTTAAGAACGGAAGAACTTTACGAGTGAAATTCTCATTCTTGATCAGGTTCTTTAGGATTGTCTGTTCTAGTCTCAATTTCACCTTCCATATCTGCCATATCCAATAGCATAGCATTGAGAATAAGACCCAATGTAGTATTGAACTTTTCATTCTTACGTAGGGTCATCATAGACAGATCATTTGTCTTAATGATTTCATAATCAAATTGAATCCGTGGTATGTCATCCGCACCCACTTTGAAGCCTACAGTAGTATAACGATACACTATTCCAGTGAATGGGTCAAGTGTTAATTCAATCGGAACTGTAGTTCCTTCTTCTTTTGCATTGAACAGGTCATCCCTGAACTTATAATCAGTCCCCAGTTCCATCCTCTGTCTCCACTTCATTGTATTTACCATAAAGGAAGTCTGCTTGACACCCTTCTTCAATCATTTCTAGAACATCTTGAGTGAACCACTTTTCGGGATTCTTTTTGATACCCTTTTCAAACTCTTTACGTCCGTCTGGGAACTCATACTTGTTCGATATCTTCTTGACAATACCATACTTTTCAGCAAGGTCAAGCAAACCATAATAACGATCTAGACCTTCCTGATAGTTAAGCCATGTTTCAACTTTTCTATCTTCAATAGTCATACGTGACTTCTTAAGGTGTGCAGTAATAACAGCACCGGTACGTCCGTTATCATCGTCTAGTGTCTTATCCTTCTTCTTAGATAGAAAGATAATGGTTGATGCAGCATACTCTAGACCAGAGCCACCACCCATCTTCTTCATTGGTACGTATGAACCAACGACATCATAGACATGGTTAGTAACGATTAGTGGAACCTTAGCCTTACCTAACTTGAGAGTAAGAACACGAAAAGCACCACGAACCAACTGGGCACGAGTCATATCACGAGTATCTTTACCGTCGGCAATGTCTTGCATTTCTTTATCAGTTGAAAGATTGCCGAGAGAGTCGAGAACAAACACCATTGGCGGCTTCTCTTTACCCTCTAGATACTTATCTAGGATCTTTACTGCTTGTGTGCGAAACTCTTGCACAGTAGCCACAGGAACAATGCCAACACGTTTTGCGTCAATGCCACGATCAGTAATGAATTGCTTGGAGATAGCGGACTCTGACTCAAAGTAAAATACAAATCCATCTGGATGATCCTCTAGAAACTGCTTGACTACATTGAGAGCATAGAAAGTCTTACCAACAGAAGGCTCACCAGCAAATGCTGTAACCTTATTCTGTGGCAAGCCACCATAGATTGATCCAGATAGCAATGCGTTCATAACATAACTACCTGTACCTATGAAACCTGAAACGTCACCAGCAGCAACACCGTCATCGACGACGCCTGCATATTCATTATCTGTTTCTGCTAATAGTTGATTAAAAATATTTGACATTAAGATTCTCCTTATTTGTCAATTAGTTGATAACAATCTCGTTATGCAACTTCCTTGAAGTGTTTTTGTAGTTCTGGTGACAACTTCTCTAAGAGAGGTCCACCAATACCAACACGAACCAGTTGTGCTAGTTCGACTACATTGTTGGGAGTTATTGTTGATTCATCTGGCACAAACTCATACAAACGAGCAGGTGAATGTTTATACTTTTCGTCTTTCTTTTTCGTCATGAGAAGAAGTCCTCTAGGCTAGATGATCGTTCAGATTTCCAATCAATCGCATCTAGAATGATCTTGAGAGGTTCTAGAAACGACTTATCGAATTGTGTATTATAGTCGATATACTTATTTAAGTCAAACTCTTCCGGTATACCACCAGCAGGGAAACTAATGATGTTAGACTGGATATGGTTTGGTTCTTTCAGATAGATAAACTTTAGTTTCTCACCTGTCTGAATCAACGGATACTTAGTAGTAAGGTCATGGTTAGATAGAAGGTGATTATAAATGATAGCACCACGGACATGAATAGGAGTTCCGGATGCATATAGAGTCTTTTTATCTTTCCACTTAACGAGTGCATTGAGACCCCGAGGAAAAGCAATGTCCGCCAGAGGTAGACTTTTAAACTCAACACGAAAACCTTCAATGAAAGACTGGATAGCCGCTTCATCTGCGTCAAAGATAACATCAATCGCTTCCTTTAGTTTTGCTCTACATGCTGTGGGTGTGGATGATTTAACCATTTCAAGACCCATAACCTTCTTCTTAGGTTGTGCGTATTGAACACCCTCATTGTTATGGACGTTTAGAATGTAACGCTTCTTGGCAGTCCAGATAGCCTTGTCACTCAACGCTTCACGCTTCATTACAATCTTTTGCTGAAAGACGTTAGTGTAATCACCAAGTTCTCCACAAGCCTTATCAATAACATGTTGCAGTTTACTTTCACATACTCTGTCCATGAAAGTGATGGCTTTCGTAGTATCTTTAGCATCACCAAGCAGCGTTTTACGTACCAGTTCTCCAAGATTGAGGTAAACTGAATCAGTGTCGACCGCAATGACATAATCTTTCTCCGTCTTTAGTACCCTGGTAAGGTACGAGTTAATCTCGTTTTCAATCCAACGGATTGAAAGTTGGCCAGTCGTCGTGACGGCAATGGCATTACGAAGGTCGAAAAACCTAAAATATTTGGAACCCATAGCCCCATAGAGGGAATTGAGGGAGACCTTCTTTGATAACTGCAAGTTTTTAAACTTGGCAATTTCTTTCTTGAGTTCTGCTTTCTTCGCTTTGCTTGTTTCATTTTCGTATTTCGTTTCAGCATCTAACATTGCCTTTTTATAGACCTTACGGTCAGCAAACATCTTCTCGACCATTTCAGGCATGAAGCCTTGCTTGTCACGACGATAGAACTGACCATTAGCGGTCAGACATACATTGTCATCCACAAGAGAACTTGTGTCAATCTTTCTGGCAAGTAAGGCATCCACACCAACATTGTTAGCAAGGATAGAACGCATGCCGTCACTATAGGAATCAGGTTCCACAATAGTCTCTGGGCTGATGTTGCTGCCCATGATGACAGATGGGTACTCAGAATTAACGTCAAAACTAGCAACCCAATCATGAAAGCCGATAATAGGATCCTTAACATAAGCACCAACATAGGCTGCTTCCTTTTCGTGTGTGATATTTGGTGGGACTACAATGTTCTTGTTCTTTAGATGATTGAAGCAAATGACATCCCACATACGAACTTGTGTAAACACATCTTCAAAGTTACACTTATTGTCATATGACAAGGTAAGTGCCAACTCAATAAGTCTATGCTTTTCTTCAAGCCGTTCAACAATCTCAACGTCTTTGATGTTATAGTCGATGAACTTTTGATGGTTCTCTTTATACAGATTGTGGAGAGACCCATACTCTGCATAGGACAACTTACGATCACCTAACTCAACACTAGCAATGTTGTCAAGACGATATGATTCCTGTGAACGACCGTCAGGAGCATACCAACGATAGAGTTTAATATAGTCTAGAATTGCGATACCTAGAATGCCATAACTACCAACTTTCTTCATACCAACGTCAGCAAGGCGTGAGGTCACTGTGCGCCAAGGTGACAGTCTTTCTGCCACTTTGTCACCATACACATTACGGATACGATTGACAAGATATGGAATATCGAACGCTTCAATGTTCCAGCCTGTGATAGCATCAGGATAGTTACCCTGCCACCAACCGAGAAAGTTCATGATTAGATCATGCTCGTCCCCACATTTGACATAGGTAACATTCATATCGCTAGTCTGATATGAACCGCAACCAAATGTATAATAATGCCCCTTCACACAAACCGTAATGGCTGTGAGAGGTTCTTTAGCATCATCTGGTTCAGGGAAGCCGTTATCAGAGCCAACTTCGATATCGATGTTAGCAATGGATATATCACTCATGTCCCAGTTGACTGTGCCCGGGTATTCATCAGCAATGAAACAATACTGGTAGCGTTGCATACCGTAGATTTCAAAGTTATCAACTCCGTCATATTGCTTCACAAAGTCTCGACAATCACGAATGGTACCTGGGTTTACTTTCCCCAGGTACTCTCCATGGATCGTCTTATACTTTGTTGGCTCTTTAGAAGGCACAAAAAGGGAAGGGTGATAATCTACCTTAGACATCACCTGCTTCCCATTCTGTATTCCACGGTACAGGATCTTGCCACCCCATACCTCAACATTAGTATAAAATCTATTCATCAAGGCTTAATAATCTTTGTGTCTGGAACTACGATACCACCAAACTGTGCGTTATACTGGTTAACGAACACAGTGATTGGTTCAGCAACATATACTAGCATATTTTTAGATAATGTCAAGGTCTTATCTGCAATCCATTCCGAGTATGGTGCAAACCCAACATTAGGATTAGAAGGATCAGCCTTGTTAGGCATCACAACAATGCGAAGAGGATTCTTTACCGTGACTGATGTATCAGTTTGAGATACAACCTCTGCAATGAGTTCCTCATTGATAAAACGTAAAATCTTGATATCTGCCATTAACCTACAACCTCCATCATATAGTCGTATACCCCGACTGTTACCCACTTCTCTGGAATTAGAGTAGTGCGGTTGCCATTCTCATTCACGAATGAATAAGAGTTGTCAAGATCCATGATCTTAACGATTCGTTCCCACTTGCCATCAAAGGCACGCTGTTTAAATGCAGTCTCTAGAACCTGCATGTTCTTTTCACTTGTAATCATAAGACCTCCTTAGTCCCATAGTCCTTGATAATACTTACCGAATAGACGAAAGCCATTAGTAATTCTATCTTGATGTGCTTGCATACCTTCATAGTCAACCCAGTAGTCAGGATTGAGTTGTTTTACTGTATATCTCTCAGAATCATCTTCCACATTCTCTGAAACAAGTTCCCAGTTATACTTGGGTTCACCATGATGATACTTATCTGACCAATCTTCATCGAGTTCCTGTTCGAATGTCCAGATCATTTCATTGAGAACCCAATCCCACTTGTAATGAACCCAGTTCTCACCCTCATGACGCATATGTGGTGGAACATCTTCGTTATCAACTAATTGCGAACCGTGCTTGGTTGCTTGTAGTTGCTTGAGCATTGGTAGGATGATATATGCGAGAGTGTGGTCCATACCCCAAGTGTCATACTTGTCGATACGAACTTTAATCTTACGCTGCTTCTTATCGTTGATCCATACACAAAGATCATTCACCCAAGTCTCGGCAAGCCAGGCACCAATCTTCCATTGTGTATCTTCGCTAATGAATGGAATCATATCGGCAATCTGATATGGTCCAATCCAATTCTTATACGGTCCGATGTAGACTTTCATAATGTTTCCTTATTTCAATTTTGATGTTATGGGCACAGGTTGCACATTTGACGGAACAACCATGCTTGTTCATGATATCCTGAACAGACGGAATATCACCAGAGTGATTGTTCAGGAATTGTTTGACTGTGTTTGAGGATATGACATTACAGGAACATAAGATCATTTTCTTTCCCTTCATACATATATATTATAGCAGATCGTTCGGAGGTGTCAAGATGTTAAATAATCTTTCTATAAGTTCCATTGCCGCTATCATACTCGCTGCTATGGTGGGTGGCGGAATATATATCTGGAAAAAGAATGTAGAAGATCAAGCCGTTATCGAATACGTCCAGAAACAACAAGAACAGATAATCAAAGAACAAAAGGAACTGATCGACGATCTTACTGCTAACAATAAAGAAAGTATTGAAATCATCGGTGATCTAAAGAACAAGCAGATCGATCTAAACCAAAAACTAAGAGACTTAGAAGCATATCTAAGCACCCACAAAGACGATAAAGAATCATCAGAGGTTCTCAAAAGAACATTCAAGGAACTATCTCAATGAAGAAGTTAATAATCGCTTGTCTATTCTTAGCAGGATGTCAGTCTACTGCTGTAAGCACCAAACTAACAGTCGTTACACCACCTGATCAAATGTATGATTGTCCTATCAAGAAACAATGGCCAAACTGGCAAAAACTAAATGACACCGATGTTGCTAAAACAGTGGTAGAACTCTATAAGAATAATACACGCTGTAAAGCATCCATCGATGCCATTCAGAAATATCTAGCGGATGCTAAGACCCGCATAGAGAATTAAAGTGTCGTTGGATCAGTTGGTTTGGATGCATTGGTAACATTGTTATCCTTTGCAGCAACACCGATACCAACGATTGATGCGATGAATACCCATACTTGATCAAGTGGTGGTAGTGGCATTGATTCTGGCCAGACGCCTGCATACTTTAATCCGTAGGCTACTAGCGGGATAAGACTGATTACAGTTGTTCTCCAGTTAGCAGTTAGATTTGAGAGGTTCATTAGACGCTCCATAATAATGTCCGGAATTGGACACCACTATTTAGCGTTTTAGTGAATCTGATAAACCGCTGTACCACACGATGACTTAATCACGGGAGATGTTTCCCATGAACGCAGCCAACCCTGATGCCAAGTTCTCTGAACACAATACATACCACGATGAACAGGACCAGACCAGTCACCTGTGAATGGTGGATCCTGCACAGGGTTATAATATGTGCCATAAGGAACGTGATTATGTGCTAGTGCTGCTGTGCTAAAAAGCAATGCAGCAATCATAACGAAGCGGCGGATCATAGTCCTAGAACTCCAAGACCTAGAACACCCTGCTTACCCTTTGGCGTAATATCAATTGAAATGTCGCTGCCATCGTTATCAACGTCAACGTCTGCACCTGGAGGAGCAGTAACAACTAGACCGTGTGGGGTATACTGTGCTGCTGGAGCATAGACACCTGCACTCTTAGTGGCACCAGGAACTGCAACAGTCTTACCCTTGTGGGTCTCGTCTAGTGTGGTTAGAGCCGAAGCGGAAACTGTCAGACCCAGGACTAGGGCTGCTGCTAGAAATACCTTATTCATTATAATCACCTTTCTTTTATGCTAATCCCTGAATATCTTCCTCTGATAGAACAGGGTGTTTTAATGAACCATCTAGATTACGTTCCTTTGGTGTCTTATCGACATCATTGAAGTTTTCTGGATGTTTCAAAATCTCCGCAACAAACTTGACAAACTCCAATAGGTGTTCTTTGTCATAGTTAGTTCCTAGTTTACCTTCTTCACGAATGTATGAAGAAATTAAGCAATAAGCCTCGGTTACTGCGGAATGACTTACTTTATCTCCTACGAGCATTAAACTCTCCTTGTATGTAGTTTAGCATTTAAACTTTACAACGGCATCTTTCCATTCACCATTGAAAGGAACTTGTGCCTGTGCAGACTTTAAATGACAAACCTTAGGTTCGATCTTGACCTGATGGGTCTCACATTCACCTGATGTAAGACAAATGCTGATTACAGCAAATACTAACTCTTTCATACTATGCTCCATATATTGTTAGTGCCGCAAAGTAGATCGTCAAAAGCATGACGATTGTTCCTAGCAATGCCCCAACAATTGCGGGCCATTCCTTCTTGTAATATTCTACTAACCTATTCCCCTTGCGACTGGGAAACGGCTCGGTGGTAGTACCTTTCGAATATTGACAAACGATCTTCGACCGAGTATGACTCGGGAATTGGATAACCTTTGACTTTTTGCCAGACATGCTCTGCCATCTCCA